GCTCAGCGTACGCACCATCTCCCACAATTAAGGGGGAAGCCTTACGGCTCTACGTGCCCGATATGGGCACGCTTCAAAGCCCTCGTGAATCTTTCCACCAGGGCTGATCCTTCCGATAGCACAGACGGCTCAGCTGATTTCTCAGCATGAGTACAAGGTCACTCTTATCGAGATCCTTCTCCGCCACGACCCGGTAGTTAACCAGGCCACGGACAGGAAGAGACCAGTCGTCTGCTTGGGCACCGTCCTGCCGCGCACGCAAAAGCGCGACAGCGACCTGTGTCCAGTGATCCAATTCTCCGAGATCACCATATTGGGGGCGAACCTCCAACATGAATGTCCTTGGACGATGCCACACCTCGGAGAGCCGAGGCGCACCTGATGCATCACGCACGATGTCGTAATGCGCGCGGTTATCTGGGCGGAAGCCCAGGTTACCCGCAGGGTCAGTTGGCAAGATTGGATACAGGTGTGTCTTAGCAAGTTGACGAAGCTTGCGACAGGCCCCCCGGAGGGGGAACACCTTGTTATCGAGCAGGTTGTTGTGGAATGCGATGAGCGTGGGGAGTGAGATACCCCCCGACTCACTTTCAAGGGTCGCCGGACGAACCGGTACACCCCTGAAGAAATCCGCACCACAACTCTCACGAAAGGGACCCTCGAGGAAGGTCTTCTTCGTGTTGAAGCGGAAACCTAGAAAGTGCGCGAAGGCCATGTAGGCCTCAGCGTGTTTGCGACGCAAGACGACATCATCGCCATACACCGCAAACTCACGGTTCCGCACGTACTCTTCAATCGGGAGATCCTGGGTCGCATAGGTAGCAGCCCAGAAAATCAACGTCTCAACCACGAACGTTGTCCCATTACCCATCCCAGCGTACATCTCGTACGTGTGGGTGCCACCTCCGAGTTCCGGAGGTGCGACGTAGCCAGGGGTCCGAGTCCTTTGGAGGAACTTGGCCCAGGCCGGAGGGAAGAAGAGACGGACTAGGTCATTTGCGATCAGATTCGACGCATTTGACTTATCCAAAGTGCACCAGGGGTTGGGGTGGTCCCAGTCACGGGACCCTTCCAGTGCCAGCCGTTGGTTCCAGGTCTGATCGGATAGGTCAATTCCTGCGCGGGTGCGCAAGAGCTCGGTAACCACAGAGTGGACACCAAGCTGAACCATACCTGAACAGGTGGGTTGCGCTCCGATGGAACGAAGCGACGTCATGTTCTTGAAGATGAACATGAGCCTGTCGTGGCTAACGACATGCTTGGAGAGCTGCTCTCGGGCAACCCGGATGAACCCTTCTTGGGCCGACTCGACGTGTGAAAACGTCGGGTCCATTCCGAGGTGCGCCCAGACGGCCTTGTCATAGACCAGGGCACGAGCAGCAAGATCAACACATGCAGAGACGCACTCGTTGGACTCGACCTTTCGGACGAAGTTCACATCACGACCTCTGACCCCTACAGTGGAGCCGGGGCCATAGTGCGCATGCAATAACACGTCTTCTACGGGCACCTCCGAGCCCAGAACGTGGTTGATCGCTTCATAGAAGCGGTAGAGAAGGGTTTTCTGGGGCAGCTGCTTGCCACCCCGCCCTCGGCGGTTGATCATTGCCTGAAACTTCTTGTTCAGGCGCGCACAACGCGCCTCCGTCTTGAACCACACAGCCCGAGTTTCGGGCCATGGGTCGTAGGACGGATCGACACACTTCTTAAGGACCGAAACAGCCTGGGCGTGAGCCCAGACCGCTCGCGCAGACGCAGCGGCGCTATCCAGAGAGCTCTGGAGGTCCGTCACCGACAGCAACGCAAGGTATAGCTCATTCTCCCGAACGAGGGAGGAAGCTTCCGAGAAGTTGCAGACGTCGGGATATTCCCGAGACAGTTCGTCGAGCACGACCAGCGCGACCTGCGCTGCCTTCAGGGGCTTTACCTTGAAGGGTGCCTTCTTGCCGGGCCTGCCCGGACTGACCGTTGTCTTCTTCGACATGATGGTATTCCTTACGGTTGAAGAGGAGGGAGAACAGGAGCTTCATCAGCTCAGGTGGATGTCACCCGTCACTGCCAGAGAACCCGCGCTTGCCGAGGCTTGCGTGAGGGTGTCCGCCACGTAGGCGGTCACCGCTGCCAAATCCACGCCCGAGGGCGCGGTGATGGCAATCGAGACAGTGACGGGCTTCTCCGTCAGGTCAGTGGAACCCGCCACGGGTGCGAAGCCGCGTTCGAAGCGCATGTTTGTGCGCAACGGCTTCGACGAGTTGGGCGGGAGGGTGCGACGCAGAGCCACGGTGTCCACGTGGGACACAGTGTGGGTTGCGCCAGCATAGACCGTTTCATCACGGTCAACGGTGTGCAGGTTCACCGTGCGGTTGCCAATGGAGGGCATAGGAACTCCTTAAATGGAAGAGAGTTTTCTGGCCGTCGCCAGTTGAAGTGCGATGAGAGACAGCCCGTCGGCTATCCTCTTGCTGTTGAGCTCCATCCGAAAACGGAAGCCAACATCGGACAGGGAGACTACACGTCTACCCTTCCACTTACCATCGAAGGTCGTGGCGAGTCCGCCACCACCGCACGTGGTATATGAGTCAGCTGGCTTGGCATCCAAGTACCAGCGGTGATCGGCTTCGATCTCCGTTGTGACCCATGCTCCGTTGATACGGAGCGCACGGCATTCCGCCGTAACCGCATCGTAGACCTCCTTCCCATTGTGAAACCAGTCGGTCACGAAGGAAAGTGGGATGGCCTCGTACAAAGCTGCGGGAACCCGGGAAAGCCCGAGTCCCAATTGCCTTGTCATGGACCAGTCAGGCTGGTACATTACCCCAGCCCGGCACTTGATGCGGACTGTCCCCTCGCGCCTGATGCGCTCGTACACATTCCCGTTGGGATAGTTGTACTGGGTCCAGTTTCCGGTTACAGACATGTCAACCTCGCCCTCCTCCTTTGCTCGAGCAGTCTCCCGTGTGGGGAACTCTGTGCGCTGGAGGTGCTTCTGAAGATCCTGAAAGGAATAGATCAGAGGCATGATGGCATAGCGATAGGCTAGCCACGCGGACGGGATATCAGTCACCTCCAGGTTGGACAGTCGAAGGACTGGCAACTTCGGGGGTACCGGGGGACTCCTCCTTGCGCGCACCCGTTCGGGGAGCGCTTCCCACTTCGCCATTCTCTTCGCGAAGTTGTCCTGCAGGCGTTTTACCTTACGGACATGGGAAAGGAGCCGCCGCGTGATGTTCTTCATCGCGCGGACAGGCGAGCCAAGGAATGATAGAGTTTCGCGGAGTTCCGCGAGCTCGACCAAAGACTCCACATCGGCTGAACCGACACGGGAGTACGCCTTGGTTATCGCGAGGGTCTCCAGAGTGGAGACTTTCTCAACCACCTGTGCCTCTAACCACGGAAGATCGTTGGGATAGAGTGGATGGTGCGTACGGGACCAAGCCCGTCGTGTACCCCCTGGCACCTGCCGTGCCTTCCAGTAATTAACTGGAGGAACGGAAGGAGTGGTAGTGATCTTCGTCATGGGAGATACGATCACCTCCCCGGCCGCGGACCGCGAACGGTACCGCGGAGTGACGATATCGACCATCACATCCTTGTGGGTGACAAGGAGTGTACTGGTTGAGGGCGTAGAGACGCTCCCAACTGTATCGACAGTCGTTATTGTGACCGTCGACACCGTGCTTTTTTCACGAGTGCGTGTCATTTTGACATCCTCATCGAAAGTTGAGTGAGGCGGATGCCTC